TAGTGATCCTAAACCCGGTGGTAAACCTAAACCCATCAACAAGGATTGCAGATATGGTTCAGAGTGTAAAAACATAGATACCTGTATGTTTAGGCATTCACGTGAAGTAAGAGCACCTGACATACTTGATGAAGGAGAAAGTTGGTTAGGGGTTGTTTGCGATGATCCTTATAATGGAAATGTGATTGGCATAACTTACAACAAAGTTGTTTTGGTTGTTAAAAGATCGGATTTTTTAGAAAGCCCACAAACAGGTATTTTTGTTAAGGAATTCTTTGTCCCTGGGTCGGGAGCTGATTATAATTTGGTTACACCTTATTATTTAGAGCGGTTTTCATATTTTGGTGAAAATTTTGTTGGAGGGGATATTTATTATTCCCCCTATATATATAACGTTCTAAAATTAGCACTACCCCAGGCTGCTTCCGAATCCAGAAACTTTGCATCGTGCATCCGCTATTTAGAGAAAACCTTTGGTCATGTATTTTCAGCTCGTTTGCTTCGTGAGACTTTATGGGTATACGCTGCCCGTTGTGCTTCGTTTGGTAATACAATTGATGCGGATTTAAGTGATGTTAGATCTTTTGCAGTTAAAGCTTTAGTCGGAGAAGTGGGGTATGGTAGACAGCCTAAGTTTGTTGAATCAGTTAAGTGCAAATTTCCGGAGGATTATAAGTTTAATGCTCGTTGGGAAATCCTTAAGAAGAAAGGGTGTCAATTTCGTTATGATAAGGAGGATAATACAAAAATTTTGCGTTATTTTTCATTCACTACTAAAGAAACACAGATACAGTTATTAGATGGCATGAAATATGGTTATACTTGTTTCGCTGATATGACTCCTTCAGTTCCCTTCCAGTATTTAGCCATTAGTGGTGAAAATTGTGGACCAGCTTTAACCAGATATATTAAGTCTAGGGATGGTGAGGAAGGTTATTATCTGCGCAATTTACGGTGCTTTGGCACTGATTTCTTTGAAGTCCAAGAATTTTTACAGATTTGTGGAGCTTCTATTAAGAGATTTGGCGATAATACGACTGCTATAAACGTTTCTGATAACATTTTAGCTGAAGAAACTATTAGTGATGATGGAGAAGACGATAGCACCCCGTTATTAACTGCTAAAGAGGATCGGTCAACAGATCTTTTAATTGTGGAAAACCAAAACCTGATATCTGTGCCTCCTACTCTTTATTATTCAGAGACAGATATGTGGGAAATCACCCCACGAGCTGCCCTTAATATCAACGAACAACAAGCTTAAGTTTATTCCAGATCAGCGAGTTCAATTTCTAATTGATTATCTATTATCACGTTGTGAGGTGACGTGGTATGAGCGTATAGTACGCTTCATTCTAAAAGTTGGTCTATTCTTGATGATGAAGGTTTATAATGGGGTTTACCATTCAGTTGCTTTACCTTTGCATTTTATTTATGCGTTTGGTTACCATGCAATGGACAGAATCGAATTTATAAGATTAACAGCCATGTTACCTTCCCCTAAAAGACCTGAGTATATGGCTTGGGCATGGGATGATGCAGTGATGTTTGATATATTGTTTGGATTGCTTATTTGGATAAGCAAGTTAAAACGAGAGCCAGGGAAATTCCTAAAGGCGGGACGTTTTTATGCTTCTTCGAAGCACCACACTTTATTTGACCGAATTCATAGCGACATAGTGAAAAAATTATTCAAAGTATGGATACCTTTTCACGAAATTTACCCGAATGACCTTAATATTAGGTTTTTCGCGTTTTACCACGACGATACTTCAGCGCGTGCCATGGACATATTATTCGAATCTTTACCTGATCAGTTGAGACCCGGGGATTATGTGTTCTGTTTTTTCTCAGATGATTCCTTCCTTGTACAGTACATGGGAGGACAAGCCTTCCGGAAAATGGAGGGAGATATTTCTAGCTGTGACGCCAGTCACGGACCAGCATTATTCTATGTTGCGTATAGGATAGTTTCTAAGATGATTTCTAAGGAAGTCGCCAACAAGATTGTTGCGAAACTAACCCGACCAACCCGAGTTGTAAACCCTTCTAATGAGGAGGAGTACATGCTCATGAAACCACTTTATTTCTTCCTGTATTCAGGACACGAATGGACATCGTTTTCGAACGGTCTAGGATGCACCTTTGGAGCATACGGTATTTATTTGAGGCTACTCGATAATAACGGTATAATTCAACTGGCAGAGGCATCAGTGCAAGGATTTTCCGATTTCGGATATAAGTTAACAGCTCAAGAATGGGAATCATTTAATGAATTACCCTTCTTGAAGAGATATTATTCTCAAAATATCAGACGCACATGGTTGGGTCTGGGTGCTGTTTTCAGATCTTTAGCTAAAGTGGAAGGTAAGCCTTCACCAAATACGTTTGGCGTTTCAGGTGTGATATTTGATAGAATGTCACAAGAGGATATGTTTAAGAAATTAATTAGAATGAAATTAGATGAGTTACAAAACGAACCCAACAACGATTTATACAATGCTTTGCGTAGATCAATTGGAGAACCGGAAAAACAGGTGGAATTAGGTTTAGAGGATTTAATCGACTGCTACGGCGGCGACAATATTACAC